GCGAAATGGAATCCAAGCAGGTATATGTGCAGATTCCCTGTATGGAAATGTGGCAAGAAACCTGTCCAGTTCTTACCGAAGTTCGCGGTTGGTTCAAAGACAAAAGTCTTGAAGACATGGGCCGTAAGTACTGGAAAAAACGCAGTTACATTTTCCAAGGCTTTGTGCGTGAGAACCCAATGGCCGATGAAAAAACTCCGGCAAACCCAATCCGTAGGTTCATCATTGGACCACAACTGTTCACCATTATCAAAGGTGCCTTGATGGACCCAGAACTGGAAGAAATGCCAACTGACATTCTGCGTGGCTTGGATTTCCGTATCACAAAAACATCCAAAGGTGGCTATGCTGACTACAACACATCGAAGTGGGCTCGTAAAGAATCTGCTCTGACTGAAGAAGAACAAGCAGCCATTGACACCAATGGTCTGTGGGACTTGAGCACATTCTTGCCCAAGAAACCAGATGCAGCCGCTGTCAAGGTGATCAAGGAAATGTTCGAAGCCAGTGTCGACGGACAAGCATACGATGCCGAGCGTTGGAGTTCTTACTTCCGTCCGGCAGGAGTAGCCGCGCCAGCAGGCAGTTCTGATTCGGCACCTGCTGCTCACACAACACCTGCCGCAAAGGTCGCACCTGCGGCGGAATCAGACTTTGACGATGATGTTGAGGTAGCGGAAAAATCTTTTGCTGCCGAACCTGTTGCTGTTCCAAAATCAACGCAGAAGGCCGAAGACATTTTGGCCATGATTCGAGCAAGACAAAAACAGTAATAT